GATGATAGTGTTGCGGGGATTCGATCCATCTGCCGTGATGCCCGCGACGTTCTTGATCGCGTCCGTCCAAACCGGATAGTGATAGCTGAGGCCTGAATCGAGCAATGCCGCGCCAACCGCTACATCGATCGACATGTTGGCACCAGCGGCACGTTGGCTGGGTGCAAATGATCCACTGGATAAGATTCCATCGGTGTGTGTGTAGTAGAGGGCTTTTCCGAGTCCTTCAGCACCAGTTTTTGCACCATCGCGCCAGGCAGTTAATTCAGACATATATTACAAATTATTAGGATCATTATTTGTTTCGAGTGTAACATATTCATTTGTGTTTTCGTCCAATATGGCAATGGGTTCAATGTTGCCCTTGGAGTCACCTCGAACGATCACTTTATGCTCTTCTTGCTGCGCTTCTTCGGAGAGTGATTCAAATGCTTCGGTATTGGTCATAATCCTCCTTATGAGACGGTTGATAGAATCGCCCGTAGTTCCCATCGAAAAATCACGGTTTGGGGTGAGCCCGTCGTGTTTCTCACCCATGCGTTGACGATCACATTGCTGTGGTCTGGATCGGCCTCGCCCCAATCCAGCCTGCCTTCCCAGCGGTAGTCGGCATCCCTGGCATTGCCATAGCCGATTTCGCTGCCGGCACTCACCCCGGTTTCATAAAAGGTGAAGTTGAGCGAGGCGTGCAGAATGGAGCCATTGAGCGCGGTCACGGCGATGGCGGTGCGTTCCTGGCCATTGTTGGGGGGAAACATGGTGAACGATCCAGCCACCCAGTTGAGCTCGACCGAATCCGGCCCGATCTTCTGGGTGACCTTGATGTTTTCAGCGTCCCGCTTCGAGCCGGCGATCAGGCGGACGGCCAGAGAGTCGTTCATGAATTCAGCGCGATTGATACTCATTAGATACCCAGGTACAGCTGTACCTTCTCCGAATCCTGCTCATCGATGGTGATGACCCGCTTGTAGATGCGGTATTGCCCAGCCTGGGCGATAAACGGCTCGCTCTGGATGATCAGTTGCACGGTGTCACCAACTTCGTAGTCGGTGACGTAGGGTGCCTTGTTGCCGTTGACGGTGATCGTCGGAATTTCAAAGGGTGTGGCGAAAATGGCGAGCTCGGTGTCGCCCTTCGACTCCAAGGTGTCGGTTTCTGACACATCGCTCGGGGTGATCTTCTTGGCGCGAACCAGATAGTTGCCCTGGCTGGCGGTGTCATTGCGAATGACGGGTGGAGCGGCGTCGGTTGAGATTCCAGCGCCGAAGACCAGGATGCGGTTAGCGAGTTCGCCGCCTTCGGAAGGAATGTCGTAGTCGAGGATATTGCCCGGATGCCGGAAGACGATCGAGGGCTTGACTGAGCCCTTGTGCACATAGGCGTTGAAGACCTTCTCCGGTGTGATTTCGATATCGAACGGCCCGTTGACCCGCCTGGTCAGTGCCTGCAGGGCGTCCTTGATGTTGGTGTAGTGGTAGGTGATGTCGTGGTCACCCGTAGTTGGGATCGAGCCTTGTGTCACACCAAAATCGAAGTTGGCGCCTTGCGTTTGCCAGTGGTCGATTAGGTCCCAGGCGATATCGGCGCCATTCTCGGCGGTATACGTTTGCGGATCGTCAGTAAAGGCATCTTTGAAAAAGTTGAGGAAGCCGGTCGCCCGGACTTTGAGCATAGCCTCCTGAGCCGTCGAGACGACGTTGTAGTGATAGACCTCGCCTCCGGCAACATAGTTCTGGCCGCGCTTGACCCGCACCTCGGTCGATCGGTTCTGCAGTAGCACTTTGGGATCGACCTTGCGCTTGCGGGCATAGGCCTGAAACAGTTTGAGCGGCATCGTCCAAGTGATGTCATCAGCTTCGTTTATGGACTGCGTGATTCTGGCGGTCCTTTGGCAATCGGCTGTGAGTGAGGCGGTGCGTAATCCGGCTTGCTCCACAGCTCGAAGGCGTACTTGCTGATCGGGTTGGCCATAGCTCAGAGTCCTAGCCAGGCGTACCTCTGCGCCATGCTCATCGTGCCAGTGTCAGACGTTGACCCGGAAGAAAAGTTGATGATATTGGTGCCCGGCTCTAACCACCACCAGACGGATGTGGCGTCTACCTGATCGAACAGGCTCTGGGTTTGGTTGAGGATGACGGTCTGCTGGTCTGGCCGCATGTCGATGACGATCGTGTCATTGACCGTCGAGGTGTAGGCCAGCTGCCAGGCCTTGCCCGTGGTGGCGTTATAGATATACGGGTTGGTCAGCATGCCGGTCAGGGTGATGACTGGCCAGGTGTAGAACGTGCCCTGGTTATCGACGGCCACCGTTCCGCCTCCAAGTTCTCCCAAGGTCACCGGCAGCTCGAAGGGCAGCTCTGCCCCGCCGCCAGTTGGTCCCGTGATCGAGGAGGTAGTGACTTCCGATTGTGAGTAAATCTGTGGATCAGGAGCAATGAGCGGCAAAAAGAAGCTTGCGCCCATGAGGCCGATGTCTCGAATCATCGGTTCTTTGGAGAGGGTCACATCGAGCTGGTACTGCGCGTCATCGTCATCAGTGAACTTCAGCGTGTAGCGGGTTGGATCGCCATTGGCATCCCGGATAGCGGCGAAGAGCGAGGCAAACTCACGGCGGCGGCTTTTGAACGTCGCTATATCGCTGGCCTCGATCCAGCCTTCTATGGGAATCAGCCGCTCGCCCCAAAGACTCGAGATCGGGTCGTAGCCATCGGTGCCTGAGCGAACTTGCCCGTTGTGACGTAGCTTGGGGAAGTCTAGGCCCTCGTACGAGCTGAAGTAGATGCCGTTGACGTTGGCGCCCTGGAAGTCGTGAATCTGGAAATCGTTGATCGAGGCAGTTTTCATTAGATACGCATGGCTAACTCAAAGCCAAGCTCCTTTGCTGCCATTGATGTGTCGATGTCGTTATAGATGTGATTGGTCTGGGTGACGTTGACTCCTGCCATGCCGCGCGAGTCGCTATTTGAATAGACGTTGGCCCTCTCGGAAGGGAAACCAGCTCAGGACCGCGCTCACCGACTACCGCCAGACCGCCTGAAAAGTTCCGGACGCCTTCGGCAAAACCTGGGATCTTCAGTGCCTTGCCAATCTCGTTACCAAATGGCAAGTTCTTGAGTGCCCCCTGCATCGCCCCAATCAACGCGCTTCCCAAGACGGCAAACACTGAGCTCCAGTTGATGTTCCGGACGAAGTTGATCATCCGATTCCATCCATCCACCCAGGCATTAAATAGCGTCGGGATGATCATCGAGGCCATAGCTGCGAGCGCCTGCATCATGATGATCGGTAATCGGATTGGTAGCGTCAGCTTGAAGCCGATGATCTGACCGATCGCCTGTGCCCAATTGTTTTTGAACCCTTCGATATAAGCATTGATGGCATTGAAAGCGTTCAGAACCGTGGTACGAATACCCGCCCAGTCGGAGTCCCACAGCTTGACCAGCTGAGCCACAACCAATCCCAGCGCCACCAGGGCGGCAGTTAGAGCGATCACTGGCCAGGTAGCCAACACCACTTGAATGGCAATGATGCCCAGGAGCACGGATAGGGCAGTTAAAAATCCAATGACATTTTCGCGCTGTGAGAAAAAGTCTTTGAGTGCCGGAACTGCTGTGCCAGAAATCCAACCGCCAAATTGTTCGATCAGCGGGATAACCTGCTTCATCCCCTCTTTCAGCGCGTCGAATGCGCCACTGGTTGTCAGGATCTGTGACAGTTGCGACTGAAACGCTTCCGTCATGCGTTGCTTTAGGGCATTCCAAGTATTCGACTGGCGCTCGGCCGCGCCATTGTATTTCTCGGCGGCCCTAAGAATGTCGTCGTAGCCGACTTTGCCTTCGGACACCATGTCTTGAAACGCAGACATGGAAACGCCCATCGCCTCGGCCACATCGCGCTGCACGGATGTCCAACCAGAGTTCACCAGCTCTCTGAAGTCGATAATGTCCGCACGGCCCTTACCAATGACCTGAGCGATGGTATTGCCCATGCGGTTGAGTTCTTCGTTCCCTCGACCAAAGGCCGCGGCGACGTCGCCAAACCGCAGGGCAGAGGAAACAGCCTTGTTGATCTCCTGGCCTGCTCCGGCCATGCGTTGTGTGAATTCAGCTAGGGTGCGGGTGTCGAAAAATGGAGAATCCTGAGCCGTCTTCTTGATGACGGCCATCGCTTGCTCTGCCTTCTTGGTGTCCTTGGTGAAGGTGGTGAGAGCAATCGTCATGCTCTCTAGATCGCCGGTGTAGTTCGCACCGACGATAGACAGCCCAGCCGTTGCGGCACCCAAGGCCAAGAGGCCACCTGTCAGCTTGGTGGCAGCAGAGCCAACGCCTTTGGCGACGCCTTCGAGGTTGCCTAGCTTGGATTCGGCTTCTTTGGTTCCCTTGTCATCGAAGGTGGAGGCAATCTTTAGGAGGATGTCGTTGTTTCCGAGTATGGGCATACAAATAGATACAAATTACTTAGCCTTACTAACTGATTGTAGCACTTGGGACTCGATTGACAGAATGGCTAAATCCCGCTGTAACACGTCTAGCGGTGTCTCCATCAGTTGTTGATGGGTGAGGTGAAATCGCTCACGGTAGCGCAACAGCAGAAGTTCAAACGGAATAGGAGGGACGCGAACCTTTAGGCCGTTGGATCGATCGGCTTCGGCTTTGAGGTAAGCGATGAGTCGCTTTTTTTTTCGGTGGATAGCTCGGTAGATACCGCCTTCATGGCTTCAGCGATGTCATTGAGGTCAGACATTTCAAGGCGGCGAACACTCTCAAGGGTGATTGGAACTGAACTCCCATCGGACTCGGTGAAATTCCAATCCTTAATGAGAGATGTCACTAGCATCAGATCTTCGGTGATCTTGCCGATCTCTTGTCCGGATGCCAGATTGCCGACTGCCTCGACATCACCAACCTGGGCTCGGTCGTAAATCTCGATCCAACCAGGATCAGATTCGGGAAAGCGGCTCAGGTTGATGCGTTTGGTCGTTCGTTCGGATGCTAGGACGGGCATAGGTTAGATGGTTGAAACACCGTTGATGACAGTCAGCCCCATGATGGCCCCGTCAGATGAGTCGTATTCAGGCCGGAACGTCATTTCGTCGTAGATGATGCCGTCGACCTCAATATTGTTCGGCTTAGCGGTCATTTTCAGGTTGTTGGCCGTGGCACGAATTTCATGACTGGCTCCGGCAAAGTGGCGAACCACCAGCGCACGCTTCTTCATCAGATCAAGAACCCGATGGGATGCAGGACCATCGAAGAATTGCTTGGTGGCAATCTCGAAGTCGCCAATCGTGCGAGCTGGGAAGGCGCGATCCCATGAGCCTGAGCGGTCTTTGCGTCATCCGTCTCAAAGGCATGCGTAATTGTCCAGGCACCAGAATCAGCTTCCAGTGGTGTACCGGAACCTGACAGGGCAGTGGAGGCGTCTGTGTAGGAGTAGCGGTAGTCGGTTCGAGCCCAGGTGATGGTGTCGGAAAGCGATAGGCTGGCCGTCAAGGCCCGCAGGCTCAAGAAGTCGCCCGATGCGGCGCCACTCGCTGAGGCTACGGTGACGGTAGTGTCGTCCAACGATGAAACGGTCGTGTTGACCACGCTGCCATTTGCCAGGTGAATGCGGACGACATCGGTGGCGACTAAACCCTTGGTCGGCGTTGATGAATAGGTGGTGGCAAGGGTCAGGGTATCACTATTGACGTTGGTGATTTCAGCAGCGGCGAAAACGCCACGGGCATGCAGCTGGGTCGTGAAGATGCCGTGGTTGCCGTCAAAGCTCATTCCCAATGACGATGACTCAACACCGAAGTAGCGATAGGGGATCTGACCCTTCATGACTTCGACGGTGTAGGAGTTCGGATCAGTGGTGGCTGAGAGAGTGAATGGATGGGTGTAGGTGCCTGATCCCGTGGTTGAACCTTTGGTCAGGATCATGTCGGCCAGGTAGCCGGCAGTGTTTGGTTCAGCTAAAAAGGTTGCCTCGCCAGCGGTGTAGCGCTGACCCATCAAATTGCGGAATCGAGCCGCCTTGTTGCCGGCGATGATCTTGATTTCATCCAAATTCGGGTTGAAGGAGACAGATTCAGAAATGAGCGGCATTCCGATGGTCGGAATGACGGGAGTGCCCTTGGCGGACTCCTTTTTGATCATGCAGTAGCCGAGATTGGCAAGGCGTTCAGCCATAGGTTAAGAATCCTTCTTAGGTTTGTTCTCCTTCACGAGTTCGAGAAACGGGTTGTGCAACGGGTGATCAGCGCTGATGGTGTTATCAGGCTCAACCACGCCGACATTTGGGATTTCTAAAGGCAAAAGGGACGTATTGCGGTAGGTATACATAAACTGTTTGCATTGTAGGCAGATTGACAACTGCGAGTCAATTAGGTTCTCGTGCCGATGATCTGTAAATCTTCAAAGACGCCGGTGACGGTGACCCCTTGTGTCAACACATCTTTCCCTCGGGGAAACAGGCCGTAATCAACCGTGAGCTGCTGGCCGGTGGAGAGGTTGCCCAGGGTGTAGTTGCGTTGCAGGACACCAACTATCGTTTGCTCGCCGAGTTGGCCGGTGTCAGGGTCGATGCCTTCAGCGATCCTCTCCAGCCGTGCTTTGACGAACGTCTTGTCGGGCGCCTTGTTGAAGTCTTCCTTCTTATTGAATTCGGCCTGGATTGAAACTGTGTGCTCCATACGGACCATGCCGGTTGGGGCACGGCCAGCAACTGGGGAGGATTGGACATCCACAATCAGGCAAGGTAGGTACATTTCAGGGATATGGACCGGGTCGCCGTCGTAGTAGAAGAAAATATTGCCGAAGGTGACTTTCATCAGTTCGAGACTCTTGGCTGGAAATGGTCGGGTGTAGGAATCTACAGTCATACAGCTCGTCTGACGCGACTCATCACATCATCGCGCAGAATATCTTCAACGCGCAGTTTCATCTGCTGGGTGAGGTCAACAATGATGCGTTGGGGCACGCCTTCGCCTTTTTGGTGCTTCTGCAGGTAAGGCACGCCGTTTTTGATTAAGAGGTAATCGCGAGTCGTTACCGATTTGAATCCGCGCCGCATGTTGCCAGAGCGCTCCAGGATGCCCCTGCCGGGGTAGCGGGTCGATTTCCAGGCGGCGTATTCAGGATTGAGTGGCGTCCATCTGCGGCCATACACAGCCCCTTCAGACTCAAATACGTCGACCGTGAAGACCTTCAGCAGGTACTCGGCGGTCGAATCAAAGCCGGACTTCATGTCTGTCATGACCTTGCTCACGCGCCGCAACATGTCCTGGGTGGCCTTACCGCCTTCGATGCGTACTGTCATCTGCACCATTAGAAGCGATCCTCGATACCAAACGTGGCCGGACGGTAGCCGCCTTCGTAGTTCACGTCAGTCGGCATGTCGCCGGTGGAGGTGGGAAGTTGGTTGCCTTGAGCGTCGACCAACATCAGCTCGCCCTTCTGAATACTCGTCAGCGTCTTGCGGGCATCGTTTTTGGCGATGATGCCGTCCTTGTTGGTACCTTCCGCGCCTGAGCCATAAGCACGAGTCAGGAGGAATCCAGCGGCCAGTAGGGTTGCAACCGAGTAGAGCAGGGGCACGTCTACTTCAAACGGAAGCGTGTAGCCAGCGATCGAGCACGCGCTGTTGATTTCCGCCTCAGCTTTGATCCTGGCGTTGTTAACCTGCACATCTGTCACACGGTCGAACTCGCTGAATCCAGCCTCGTCCCGGATGTCGTCCAAGGTGGTGTAGTGGCCGAAGTCGCCGCCACGCACCGCCAGAGACTGGGAGAGTGAGGTTCCTGTCGAGGCAGCCGAGTTCCAGAAGATGGCCTTGTACCAATAGTCTGATCCGCCGTCAGGGTCAGTGATCTGGGTAGCCGACTGGTCGGGTTGGATGGTGACGGGATTCGTAGGGGCCGTCGAAGTGTAGGCAGCAAAGTCAGTGTCGGCTGGTTGAGTGCCATCGACGTTCGCAGCACGGTAGAGCTTGAGCTGATTTCCCACCAACTGCCAGACCTGGGCGCCAGGTAAGTGATCGAAGGTCAGGTTGGACTTGAGCGTGAGCACTTGGCCGGCGATCGAGTCGATTTGGCCGAGCTCAGCATTTTCAGTCAGCGGGTCAATGACGACCCAGGATTCATCGGTAAATCCGGAGATCGATTCGAGATCAACGTCCTTCTGGCCAGCGTCGGACAAAGCATCCGTTTTGGTTTTGGCGACAAGATTTACAGAATCGAAGTTGGAAAGGCTAAGAACCTCAGCGGGCATATTGTAGACATAATATCATGCCTCATCTTGTCACTGCCTTGCACAGATATCGTGCAGCCAGAATAGACTCGTATTCACTTCTAAGGGATGCACTAACAGGTCAGGATTTTCCCTATAGTATCTCTCCACACTTTCGAGACTGTTTTCTTCCATTTTTTGATAATACTTGACCACAATCCCCCTAACCTGCTCCAAGGTCTCGGAGTCGATGGAAGCGGTGCCCGACTTGGTAATGAATTTGCCTTGCTCATCAATCGGGAACGAAATCACGACGTGGCCGGTTGTTTCGGTCATATGGCTAGAGAGCACTGAAATACTAGGATCGTCTTCGTCCAGAATTTGACTGATTGGATGCTCAAAGAAATTGCGGAGGTCGTTAAACTGACTCAGTACCGCTCGATCCTCTGGCTCAAGTTTCGTCTTGGCACCACGGGTCGCTGATTGAAGCAGTTCGTAAACTCGGTCTCCAAAGAGTGCAAACTTGTGGAACTCTGTTTCCTGTTGAGCCGCCAAGTGATTAATTTCCCACAACAATTTCTGCCGATCGAGGCTGTCCTCATCTGGCAATGAATGCAGTTGATCGCAGACGTCAAAGATTGCCTTCCCTAACCGAATCCGCTCGTTGTAGCGTCGGTCATCGCTTGAAGGGCGTAGATCAGTTTATACGCGCTGTAGCCGGAAGCCACGTTGTCATTGCGCCGCTTTTCGTTGGTTTCCCAATCCGGGCATCGGAGTCGATTTGACTCGATGATGAGATCTGGCGGGGGCAAGGTCGCAAGCACTTTCAGCACAAAGTCTAGCTGATCATCAAAGGTCAGCTCTCGATTTGGATCATCCCCATCCATTGTTGGTTGTCTCCTGACGACGAATCTCCGCCCGTTGATGCTTGGATACTAGCCTGAGTTCCGTAGCTGCGTTGTCGACCGTTTTCCAGACAAGCTCGTTACACCACCCAAGGTGGATGCTGATGAGTTCCTTCTGCTGTTCAGCGATGTGGAACCCCTCGACCCACCTAGCAGGGTTCTGGAGGGCCTTGTTGCAAAGGGATTAAGGTATTGAAAGTCAAGCAACGCACTTTCAGCCAGATGCGAGTGAAGGGCGTCAGCAACGATCAAAAGCAATTCGTAGCCCAGCAATACGTTTCCCTCGGCGGTGTGCTCATGAAGGGCGTCAGCGGCCGCCAAGGCAAGACTGAGGGATAAGGTCGGGCTTTGGGCAGAATGGGAATGTACCGCATCAGCAACCGCCAAAAAGTGCAGTTGCTCTAATGCCACCACTTCGGCGGAGTGGCCATGAATCGCGTCAGCCACTTGCAAAATAGTCGACAACGACAAGGTAGGCGACTCACTCGTATGGCCATGGGCTGCATCCTCGGCTGCCATTGTATGAGCCTGGGTCAAAGCCGGCGATTCGGCCAGGTGAGCGTGAAGGGCATCAAGGACGGCCAAAAGCTGCGCTTGGGTCAAGTTTGGGCTTTCGGCGCTGTGGTTGTGCAGCGCGTCTTGAACGGCCAGTATCTGAGATTGATCAAGCGTTGGCGCCTCGGTCACATGACTGTGACTCGCATCCGCCGCGGCTAAATTGTGCAGCTGCGCCAGGACAGCGCTTTCCGAGAGGTGAGCGTGTGTCGCATCGGCTGCAACGATCGAATGTGCTTGAGTCAATGAGACTGCCTCGGCCGCGTGTGCATGCGCGGCGTCGGCCACGCTCAGTTGGTGCTCCTGAGTCAAAGCGGTGCTGTCAGCGGAGTGGCTATGGGTAGCATCGGCAGCCTCTAACTGGTGCGCCTGGGACAACGCAGGACTTTCCGCCGAGTGGCTATGTGTGGCACCAGCGACAACTAGGGTATGGGCTTGAGTGAGAGCCGGCGATTCGGCCACATGGGAATGGCTGGCATCAACCACGGCTAGAGTGATGTCAACGACCAGTGTCGGACTTTCGGCTGTGTGAGTATGGGCAGCGTCGGCCACAGCTAGTGTGTGCGCCTGGGTGAGGGCCACATTCTCTGCCACGTGGGCATGAGTAGCGTAGGCTGCCGTCAGGCTATGGGCTTGAGTCAGAGCTGGACTTTCACTGGAGTGGGCATGTGCGCTGTTGGCAGCCACCAACTCGGTATCGGTAATCGAGGGCTCGAGATTAAAGTTGTCAAACAGGGCCGTGTCGGTCGATCCGTTGGCCGAGTCGGTGCCGATGAAGAGTGAAACGTAGACATCTGACACATCAAAGGCCGTCGAGGAAGCCAGCTGAGTCCAATTCTCCCCGTCCGCCGAGTACTCCCAGTAGATAGTGCCCCCTGACTCCCTGATCTGCCACCAGCGATGGGTCGAGGCGTTGTAGGTGTCGGTGTCAACAGTGGTATAGCTCGTTGCTACCTGCTTTTCAGCGGTCAGGGTGCCGTTATAGACGAACATCGTCAGGGTGTTGCTGGAATCCTTGACGACTTGTAGGAAGGTGCCGGCGTCAGTGAGGCCTGTCAGAACGTGCGGCACCTCAACATGCACGGATGATCCGACCAGGGTGCCGTGTGGCACCAGGTCCATGCCCTTGTAAGAGGCACTGGTCGTTGATGTGATTTGTAGTTGCTGACTGGTTTCAGAGACATCGCCGCCTGCCCACTCGGACCACTTGGCCCCATCCAGTGAGTTGTCGTCAAAGTCGTCCGTGAGTGTTTCTGTGGGCGGCAGGCAGGTGATGAGAATTCCAAACTTCGTTCCGGTGCCGGCTGGTGTACTCGTCGGCACCTGCCTGATCGCGGCCTTATTCCCCCGCACTAGCCTGACATTAAGCCCAGTGACACTGCCCGTGGTATTGGTGTTGGAAATAGTTACGGCGACAGTGGTGTCTGCCGCATTTGATCGTAGGGTGAATGCACGACTCTTACCTGAGCCAGGAGCAGTAGTCAAGTAGATATATATGGCCTTCACGATAATCGGGGGAAGCGCCAAAGACACCGAACTTTCGGTGGATTTCCAGTTAGTGGCAGTTCGGCCGCTGGCGGCGGGATTGATGTAATAGGTGCCAGTGGTGGGCAAATCGACGCCGTCAGTAGTCATCAGGAAACTCTCGCCGTCCGTATCGGGATCAAAGCTGAGCGACAGGAAGTTGGCACTCGAGGCCGGAGTGCCACTTGGAACACAGCGCAGGGTGAGGGTGTCGCCGGCGGACACGGAAACGGTGTTGCTGGTATCTGATGCCGTGGTACTAGTGTTGGAGACTGTGGCGGTGAGCGCAGTGGCCACGCCATTTTTCATCAGCGTGTAGGCATAGCTCTTCCCCGAACCTGGTGCAGTTGACAGACGGATAGTTAGATTCTTGAAAACACCACTGGTTGGCGCAATGTGGTACGTGAAGCTTTCGGTGGCGTTGGGCTGACCGCCTCCCATCAGGCCTTGATACTGGGTCGCCGTGGTGCTGGTGTTTTGAGTTCCACCGATGACAGCGAAAAGACTGGTGTCAGATTGCCGAATCTGAGAGTTAAACGATGACCCAGTGGGAGTGCCGGAGCCTGTCATGCTGACCGAAATCAAATCCCCTGCCGCGAATGAGACGGTATTGGTCTCGTCAAAGCCGCTGGTAGCAGTTCCAGAAATGACAACGGAAAGACTTGTGTCCACTCCGTTCTTGCGGACCTTGAACGTCCAACTCTTACCAGCTCCTGGGGCGGCAGAAAGTTGAATGTGAAACTGGTCAAGGGAGAGTGCGTGCGGTATGACCTGTTGGCGGGTCGATTCCGTAGCACTGGCGCTTTGGGAGTCCACATTGGGCATGTAGTACGAGCCAGAGAATGTCAAGATGTTTCCAGCAATGAGATATGAGTACATAAAGCAAAACGGGCGGCTAGCTTGAGCCAACCGCCATCCAAAGAGTCATAGATTTCCGCTATTTCATTAGCTCGGATCCAACACCTCGGCGATGTCCACCTCTGGAATCGTGACCGTATTTCCTGAAGTCAGAGCCTGCGATGTACACGTGGTGACATAGAGCAGCTTGGAGTTGTCCACATCCAAAAATGCGATGTGGGTCGCTGTGCCGCTGGTGTCGACCGGGATTGACGCCTGGGAGGCCACGGTGAGCATCCGACCGCTTGTGTTGCCATTGGCAACCGTGAAGTCGCCGTTGCCTGAACCTTCTGTGGTCGTCACATCGGCCAGGGCGTACGTGGCATTACCTTCGGCATAGGTCGTTGGCTGGTCTGAGCAGATCGTAATGCGCTTGCAGTTGTCAGCCACATAGGCGGGGACCGCTGATAACACATCATCGTGGGCAAATTTAGCCATTGGTGACCTCCCTTGCTTCGATGATGGCGTTGATTAAGTCGCCTCGAGCTGGGTAGTTGGCAAAGTTCAGGTCAAGCCCCAAATGATCAGCGTAGGCTTCCAAATTGGCTCGGTGGACTGGCTTCATGTCCTCGGCGGTTGCGTCCTGGCTCAATGTGACCTTGGTAACGACGGTGGTCGTGATGACCAGGTCATCGCCTTCGACAGCCACGTCAATGGATCGATCTTCATTTGGATTAGAAGGTTGTAGTTGAATGTCTGGCATACAAATTCCTCAAATAGTTAGCTCCAACTTATCGTGACGCCTGGGTTGTCAGCGTGCCCATCGACCACAATGCCGTTTTCGGCTGGCATCATGAAGGTGTAACTCGACCCCACTGCCGGGTTGGCAGGCAATGCGCCGATCACCTTGCCCGTGCCCTCTGTTGCGTGGTCGTAAATCATCATCGGGTTCGAGTCAGTGGCAGTGACCACGATCCGACAGAGCAAGCCTTTTTCAGCCTTGATGACGGTATCGGTGGCAGTACCCGCGGCGACGGCGGTCGTTTCCTTGCCATTCTGGTTGAACTGGCCAAAGGCCTTATCTGCCGCCATCCGCCTTCGTCTCCTTTGCAGGTTCTGGCTTCTTCTCCGATTCCTGCTTTGGAGCCTTCGTCTCCTTTGCAGGTTCTGGATCTGCCTTTACAGATTCAACCAGGGATTGGCCTTCAAAGTCGTTTCCGACTTCAAACACGTCGCCGGGGTTGTATTGGTGATGTCGGTAATAGACACCTTCAGTTGCTTTGACAGTTGGCATAGTTCCTTTCCAGGGACGGGGAGCCTTTCGACTCCCCCGCATCCCTTACCGTGTGATGTATTCGAGTGTCACCAGTGTCTTGCCGCCCGCGGTGGACTTGGCAGAGGTCAACTGGTAGTAGCTTCCAGCGGCAACCGTGTTGTTGGTTGTCGGAACGACGGGGCCATCCCCATCGGTGCCGATAGCATCTGAGGCGGTGTGAGTCACCACTCCGCCAGTCGAACTGCCATCAGCGTTGGCGCCCGTGATGGTGCCGTCGTTGGTGGATGCGATCGCCTTGGTCACTTGAGAGGCAATGGCAGTGATCTTCACACTCATTGGGAAGAAGACCTTGACAGCGCCTTGCTCATTGGACTCGAAGGACATCGGAACCGTCACCAACCCCTTTTGACCCTTGGGGCTCCCTCGGAATGCTCGTCGTGCTAAGTCTTTAACAGCCATAGATCCTCCTTAGTTCACCACCGACAGCAGTTTGTAGATGCCGTCCTGGCAGGTGATCTTGTGCTCGTACTCGCGAGAAATCCGCACGTAGGTGGACTTCAGGTCCTCATTCCACCAGCGGGACACTTCGTAGTTGTCCGACAGCTCCAATCCGTAACCGGCTGAAACGTCTTCTAGGCTCGGATTCGGGTTGATGTACATGATGTAGGCGTTCTTGCCCCAGATGTACGAAATGGCATCAGCTGCACCCTCTAAACCAGTGTTACGGGCAGCGTCACCCACGACCACGCGTTTGACACCAATCAACTCAGCAATGATGTCCAGTCGTGCAATCCGGGTCTGGGTGTCACCAAGTCGTGCCAACACGTCTGGGTGGTTCAACAACGGGCGTACGGTCTGTTCACCCAAGACCAAGGTGTTTGGGGTCTTCAGGGCGTTCAGTTTGGCGGCGTCAACTGCGTCTTGCAGCATGCCGATCGGGTCGGAATTGTCGACATCATCCCAGCGATCGGTAGCGGTTGCGATGGTCGTGCCCTTGCTGGCAGCGGCCAACTTGGTGGCAGCATCGATTTCCTTCGAGATCTTGGACTTTTCAGTCAAGATTCGGGTTGCGGTGCGGAACGGAGCCAAAGGCGATTCTGAGCGCTCGACCTCTTCCTTGGTGACCTTCTTCTTCAGCTCGTGCTGGAGCAAAGGACCAAAGGATTTGGTGGTTGGCGCGTAGTCGATCTCGTTGGCAGGTGTACCTGGAGCCCGCAGATCGTGCTCGGCTCGTAGGTTCGACTTATCCCATTCGTAGTAGACGCCCGTATTCCGGTTGACTTTCAACGTTGGGAACACAACGTCGGCGATGAAGGTCATGTCCGCATTGGTGTAAGCGAGCGATAGGTTCGTTAGTAATTGATCTCGTTGATATTGTTGTCGTTGTGGCATAGTTCAGTATCCCCTTAAGCAGGAACCCTATTACTCGTAATAAGTACATCCATGATTTCGTCGTTGTTGGCGACTGTGGTTAGCCCGATGGCTGCGACCCAGTGACCGCAGTCGGATGTGGTGACGCCCTCTCCACCTGCGCGGAGGTAATCAATGCACCAATCAGCAATACCAGCGCTCACTCGAAGTTTCGAGCGACCGCGATGGCGACTTCAGCAACTTCCCAGCAACCGGCGTGTTTTGTAGGATGCCGAGAATGGCTTCTGTGCCAGCCGTAGCGACGACGACGGTATTTTCGTCACTGACCTTGACGAAACAGTATTGAGCGCCGGAAAGATCTGCACCGGCCTTCATTGGAATAGTTTGTAGGCTATTTGCAACAGACATTATTTTGTACCTCCGAAGCCATACTCATCTGCGACCAGTTCGCTGTTGTCAGCGAGAACCTGATCCAGTGCCTGGCTAAATTCCAAGGTCTGACCGGCTTTTGCAGCCTCGGCAACCTTGGCCTGAGCCAACTGAGTCAACTTGTCGTCAGCTGAGGTGCTCAGGTTTTGACCGTGTCCGGTCTCCTGGGTGAGCTGATGTAAGCCTTTAGGCATGTCTGCCATCAGAGCACCAAACGCCTTCTTCTGGTCGGCACTCAAGCCGAAAATGAAGTCGGCCAGCTTGTCCGTGGACTTGGCTAGGAAGACTCCATCAGGATTGCCCTGGGAGAAGGTGAAGCTCTTGGCCACCTCTTTGGCATCCGCCTTTTCCAAGCGAGTCATCGCCTGAGCGCCGGCGTTTGCCATCTTCTTCAGAGAGTCCACTTCGGCTTGACTCATCTGGACGGTCTTGCCGCCCTTCTGAGCTAGCTCGGCTTTACCAGCATCCGAGTCCGCGTTTTCTGCGTTCTCATCGCTGTCATCCTCGCCTTCGCCGTCTTTGGCATCATCATCACCGGCATCTCCAGCGTCTTCGGCTTCTAAGCCGAACTTGGTTCGTTCGTCTTCGTTCAAATCTGCGAAATGCTCTTGAAGGAACGCTTTTTCCTCCGCGGACAAGTCGGCAGCAGCTTTAGCTCGAATGTCTTCGAGATTCATAGATGCTCCTTCCTGGGCAAATAAAATGGTGAATGGATTTGTCTTGTCCTGGTGCTGGCTAAACAACGCTGGGATGTTCTGCAGCATGGGGTAGTTGGTTAACGCCGCACCGGACAGCACGTTGCCATGCTCTCCCCCAAAGGTGGGGTCTTCGTAGTCAGTAGAAAATTCAGCGGAGATGTAGCGGTACTCTTTGTCTTCGAGCGCCTGGATGCCAGCCTTGGTCCAATCGACAGCGGCGAAGAGACCTTCTCCGGCTTTGTGAATCAGGCCAGATACCCATGCGGCAGCCTTGCCGTAGGTGTGATCAAAGTTGATCGGCACGCCATTAGGCACTCCTGAATCAAAGTTCTTGACCATCTCGGCGAGCATGGAATCGGTAATATCGATTTTGCCGGAATAGGTATCGTATTTGCCGACTGGCAGTACCAAGATCTCAGTGGGCAGAGATCCATCCTGATTCAGTTGTATGAAGGTTGGCTCATTCAACCTCGCTCGTAAGAGTGTGGACATTACCTCTCACGATATAGAAAAGTAATTGGGCCTGTCAATGGGAAATTAGAACCGCTCCCGCAGCGACTTCAGGTAGTCGGCTCGGTACTGCTCGATGTTGGATGTGTCTTGCTTCGCTCCGAATGACAGTTCAATTCCGCATCGACACGAAACATGTAAGGGCGGGGAGTATCCGCCTGGGAATGAGTCGGTGATTTTCACGGTCACGCCATGCAGCGACTGACATAGTGGACACGCCCCAATTTGCGCTCTCCACCGCTTCTCGGTAGCGCCCATCTCAATCCCCGCCTGGACTCTGCCTTCTGAGAATGCCTGGACGCTTTCGGTTTGGGCAATCGCACGTCGCCTGGCTGGATTGTCAAAGATGGATTCGAGCCGTTTCTCTAGGCCCGATCGATCCTCACCAGCCAGCAGCGACTGCCTCACAGCATTCTTCACCCGATTTTTGGTAGTGACATTGATGTCACCCGCAAGTTTAGGAATGTGCCGCTCTAGGAACTTCTGCGCTGGTTGGTCCATCGGCGAGTAGTCGATGGTGAATCCCAGCTCGGATTGACTCATCAAAGCACCAGCGGATAGGTCGCTGGGCAGATTGGCAGCGAAGATTTGGTTCAGCCAGTCCTCGTCCTGATCCCAGGCGAAATCGATGAAGATGCCTAGGTCATCGAACTGGTCGAGTTGGATGGAGTGGATGGCTGCGAGATTGAAGTGCTCATCGAGCGTTTCGACCTGGCGACGGTTGAACTCCTTCAGATCGAGTTCCAGCCTGGCTGTGGATTTAAGCAGCAGGGCTAGGGCGTCGGGGTACTTGTAGTAGATGGGCGCGTAGCCACCGTCATCCGTGGCGAGCTCAAAGACGATGCCGGCGATATCTCGTTGTTGGGCCAGGAAGTGCTCAAGTGGCATGCTCCTCCCGAATGGCGAGTCGGATCGCTTCAGCCTCCCGCTTGACGTAGTGTTCGAGAAAGTCGGCCTGACTCATCTGCTTGCCTTCTTCCTTCTTATCTGGCTCACCAGTTGGCAGCACGATTGGCTCGGGTTTTTCAGACGGCTCTGGGTAGTAGCTGTCCTCTGGCGCTTCCGGAAGATTTAATAGGCTGCGGAGGTGGTTTTCGATCGGTAGCTCAGGCGTGTAGGTGTTGAATCCCTTCATCAGGTTGAGGGTTTCGGCGATCTGCTTCACATCGACCTTGCCGATGCCATCCGGCTTGATGGTCGGGTATTCCTTCACCGTGAAGTTGAGATCGACCAGGCGGCGAATCACATACTTGTTGATCGGGTCGGCCAGCTCGTTAACGGCAATGAACTCCAGCGACATTTCAAAGAAGTCCGACAGGTCCTCAGCCACGGCGCGGGCACCAGTCTCGGTTGAACCGAGCGCCAGGAACGAGGCCAGGACAGAAAGTAGGATCTGGAACTGGTGGTACTGGATGGACTTCAAGGGCTCACGGGTGGTATTGGCCTTCATGTCCATGAACTCGATTTCCCAACCCAGCGGCTCGTAGAGCACGTCGTCCTCATTCGCTCGCAGGTTCTTCAACCGCTCCAGCAGCTGCGCCTTGTCGTCATCAGAGGGTTTGGAGGTGGACTTGGCCTTGGGAATGCCTAAGCCCTGGCGCTCATGAGCCATCACGTCGATCTTTTCCAGCGCGTCCTTCATCTTCCAGTGCTTGTAGGCCGAGCGCAGGAGCGAGATGCCTTCCCAGTTGTCGCCTTCTTTTTCATTGGTGAAGATGACCAGCCGCTCGATCGGGATATCCACTTTGGTGCCGTCCATCTTCATCTGCTGGATGCCTGGCTGTCCGCTGCTGGTTTCCCAGGCCCAGACGGTGGAGGGCAGGCGGGGAGACAGCTTCTTCAAGCCAACCTGGCCCTCGCTGGTGAGCTGATAGACGATTTCAAACAGGTAACGGCCATAGTCGAGCATGTTCAGGCCCTCGCGGATGACATCCTTAAAGGGACGATCCATGCCGTTGAGTTGACCGTCCACCCACTCGGCAATTGCTTTGTCTTCCGCAGATTCTGAGGCGGGTTCGACATTCCAGTCAGCCGCCAGGATCGGCAGCTTCACGGCTCGCAGGGCAGCCTTGACGGTGGCATCCCCCAGGCGCATCTGGTCGTAGACCTTGAGGCCCTTGTCACCCACCAGATCGGTGTTGTAGTCGGGGTTGAAGAGTTGGCCGGCCAGAATGACGGTGCCGGTGTCACCAAGTTCTTTGAGCGATTTTGAAGGCTTTGGCTTGTCAGCCATAGATTAGAAGCGGCGGTTCATCAGCCCGGCGGTGAGTGGTCTTGATTCTTGCGTGGTCGGTGCTTCCGGCTCTAGGTGCTCTTGCGCCAAGACCGGAAAGAGAATCAGGGTGCCATACCCAAGGGCGTCAGGACCGTGGTCGTCCTTTTTGACTGGCGTGTCGGTGTACTTGCCATCAAGATCTTTCTTGTAGCGGTACGCCAGCAATTCATCTATCAAGTTAGTACATTTTGCTGACACTTGTAAACTACGATCCGCGATCTTCTTCCGCACCAGCGGCAGTCGATTCTCCAGGCGGTAATACTCTCGCTCCAAGACCGGGTCGAGGACGGTGATCCCGGCCTGGCGCCGTTCCTCGATCTCGGTCAGTCCGGCCGGGTCGGGGATGTAGAGCACCTGCTGCTGATGGGTGGAGTAGCGAATGAGGCCAGTTGCATCGGACGTGCGCTGTACTTCCACGCCATGTTCCGACTCAAGCCGATCAAAGGCGTCTGAGACATTCTCCCGACTGATCTTGCCTCGGTTGTAGATCTCATCGAAGATGATTAGGTCCTCACCGTCCACTTGGCAGAATAGGTTGACGTTGGGATTTTCGGGACCAAAGCCAAAGTCCTCAAAGATATAGATCGGCTTCCAGGCGTTGACTTCATAATCCTTCTGATACTTGGGATTCGGATTTTGCGGACCGATGACATTTTCTTCGAGCGAGAACTGCGGAAACACCAGTCCTGAGCGCTCTGGCTGGTTGCAGACCCACTGCACCGACCAGACCTCCGGATCGAGCGTCAGCTTCTTATTGATCAGGTCTTCCCAGTGGTAATAGCCGTCGGCCTGCTCTAAGCCCGCTGGCAGCTCGTCGCCAAACACTTCCTGGATCTTAGCCATCAGCTCGGGATCATCAACCGGCAGCGGCTTCATGACCTCCCAGCAGCACCAGGAGTAGACTGGCAAACCGCGCTCTTTAAACTCATTGATGGTGCGGATCATCAGTCCGACCGCATACTTGACGGTCGAGGTGATGATGGTGCGAGCTGGCACGTCGCCCTTGGACTGCGCCATGGACAGCGCTTCCTGGTAGACGGCGTAGGCCATCAGCTCCACTTCATCGAGTACGTTCAGCTGCGGGTGAGGGCCATTGACCGCGGTGGGTGTGCCGGCCAAGATCTGCAGCACCGAGCCGTTTTCAAAGGTGCCTTTGGTGGCCGTCAGCTTGCGAGGGTCGGAGTTCGAGGAGAAGGGGTTGTAGCCGTTGACTTCTTTGATGTAGCCGTAGCAGCGGTCGGCCTGCTGTTGGATGGCACCGACGTTGGCAGCTTCGAGCCCAGCGTGCCGATAGGTCTCGATCGCTTCGATCAGTGCGACATTCTGTGTCTTGCCGCCTGAGCGGTTGGCGTAGGCGATGGCTTGGCGAAATGAGCCAAACAGCGCGTCGGACACGAAATCGAACGGGGCACAGTGGTTGCTGCAGATGGCGACCCGTGGAATGTGGTACCCGGTGGTGGCCTGAATCCAGAGGTGGAGCTTGTGCTTATCCTGCTCGCTTATCGCTTGGTCCAGTAACAGGCGCAAAGCCTGCGGCGGCAAGGAGTTGACTGAGGGCTGATCCGTCTTTGACATCATGGGCTACGTCGACCGGCACAGGTACCGGCGAGAATTCTTCGTACAGCTTGGGGAGGAGATTGTCAGGACGACCTTTGCCGTGCTTACGGGCATACTCGGCCTTCGCCCTGATTACGCGCTCCGCAAACTCAGGATCATCTTTCTCCCAATTGTTGATGGTGTCGATCGAGCGGCCAATGAAATCTGCGCCAGCCTTTTTGATCGGGAGCTCGCGGTAGTAGCTGAGGAAATCCTCTTTGAGCAGGGCTATTTCTTGCTTTTGGGTTAGTTTGGGATTGGCTTTGGCTCTGCCTGGCATACTCAAGCCTCCTGCATGGTGACGATCAGCTCTTTACCGCGCAGTTCGAGCATCTGCTGAACTTCGTCGCCTGTGGCAAAATGTTCGAGCTTGAGAAAACCCGCGTCTCCCTCGCCACCGGAAAAGCCAATGGGCGTACCCGTAGCAGGAATAGCAGCCTTGAAGGCAAGGACTGCCGGTTCGTTCGATCGTTTGGTCATGTCGACATAATATCATGTCTAGGTCGAAGGGGGCTTCTCTACTGTGCCAGACGACAAATCTTACGAATACCTAGCCAATGTTGCCCTCGACAGGCAAGCCTATGTTATCGACCAAGCTGACAAGATCGATATAAAAGTCGGCACCGTTCTGAGCAGCGGGACCCTAATCCTGCCGATCACGGCGGCACTAATTGTGGATTGGCAAAATCCGGAACCCATTCCGTGTGAGGTGAAAACTCTGATAACTCTGGCCGCGGCAGCATACGCAGTGCTGTTTTATTTCTTCTTCCGGGCGTTTAGGACTAAAGTGTGGAAGTTGTTCCCGCCAATGTCGCAATTGAACGAGCTAGCGTTTCATAAAACGATACAAGAGGTACACGATGAAATTATCCAGGGCTGCTCCGTCGGTCACCTGGATAATTTTGAAGCGCTGAAGTTCAAAGGCGCTGCGCTTAAGACCGCCGTAGTTTGCCTGGGCGCGGAGGTAGCATGTCTTACTGTCGCTGTGCTCTGGCTGCTATTTATCTGATTTAACGACTTTTTGGACGGTGTTTGGTTCCACCACCGGTCGTGCCGGATATCGACCACTCTCGTCGGTACCGTGGCCGCGCTCGAATTCGTCGAATTGGAAGCTGCTGACTGGTTTTAGAGGTGGAGCAGGCGGTGGAGGAGGGGGAGGGGGCGGTAGCTTCTCGTCGTTGTCTGGTGCCATCGAGTTCCCCCAAAATTGATCGCGTTACGCCCGCTAGAGCAGTGTTGAGTAAAGCATAAATCTTCAGGCCAACATCCTCAACCCAAGAGCTACGAGTTGTGGGTGTCTCGAAGGTGATGCGCCAACACCGGATACTGGCTGACCGACTTCTCGATCACCCGGCCACAGGCTAGGCACTTGTCGTCAGCATCCACCACCACGCCCTTCACATATTTGGGATTGCATTCAAAGCACTCGTTGGAGACCACCTGGTCACCCTTGCCGATCTTGCGCTTGTAGGCTTGTCGGCAGGGATAGCAGCGCTTGGGATCAGCGAGCTCGCGGGCACGATAAAAATCTTGTTCTTCCTGGGAAAATACGAAGGACTTGTGGCAGTCCACGCAAGGTTTGGTAATGGCGGGCATAGGTCGGTACGTCTTACCACCATCCTACGCATTTACATAAACCGATGTCAACGAGGGTTTATTGGGATCTCGCGGCAGACCTCGATACGTGAGGCTCCCTTAGAGCAGGTAACCAGCACGTTGGGATTGCTCGGGTTCAGTGCTTCAGCCTCAGTGTTGGTGCGGGGACTAGAGTTTGGTGTTGGCGAGGGAGTAGGGGTAGCAGTCGGCTCGATCGTAGGCTCGGCTGTTGGAGCCGGTGTTGGTTCCTGACTTGGCTCTACGGTTGGGGTTGGCGTCGATGTGACACTTGGCGCCTGACTTGGTTCTGTCAACTCAGACTCGATCACTGGTGTAGGAGTGACGACCGGCTCCGTTTGTTCAACCTGTGAAGCAGGGGCAACGCTTTCTGTATTGGTCGCAGCTTGCACCGTGCCAAAGATGACGACAGGCAGGGAGACGAGTGCCACAGCGATGATCGGTTTCGTTATAGTCATTTGAGTATTTTATATCAGAAAATAATATAACTGTCAAGCATCTAGTCTCGATCCAACCCATTTGATCGCGGCGCCCGACCATGACAGTCTTTGCATAGGCAGATCAGATCCCCTACTCGGCCATGATCGGATACGACTTCATGACCAAGATGAGTATAGGTTCGATGGTGGGCTTCTAGGTTCAGCGGTGAATTGCACCAAGCGCAGCGCCAGTTGAACAGCTCGAAGCACTGCTTACGAAGTTCCTGCCACTCCTTCGAGTCAATGTGCTCCTGCCAGATCTGCTGCCGCGTCTTGTTGGCGGTCTTCAGGGTGGTTTGCCGCTGATTGATGGTGTAGAGGATGGCGGCGCCGAGAAAAATGACGCCGGCAAGTAGTAGAGCAGGGCCGTAATCCACCCTTCCACATTACCAAATGTGCGGTTAGTTTATGACAGCCTTTTGACGGGCCGACACCAGTTCACAAAAGCCGTCTACCGACATCAGCCAAGCTTGCTGATCCGGCGAATAGGTAGCACGAATTGCGTCTGGCACTACCAGTTGCAGCTTGTTTTCATGCATTTCGTCGGTCTGGTTTGTCGAGATGGCTGTCTCAAGGGTGAGCAAATGCTTGTATTCGATCCTCTTCGCTTCCGAGAGAACTTGCCGCCATCTGTCTTTACAGGTGGACTTGGCACCCAGCATGGTCAGGCGCTGGCAGTCGAATTCCGGATCATGGTACTGGGTGACGCCCGGAAAGAGAAAGTCTGGCTTCGCTTTGACTTCGGTAACCTTGCCTCTGGAGAATGTCAGGCCACGTCTGGTGAATAACTCCTGCAAATGGTTCTCCAGTGCAAAGCCTACTCTCGATTTCCGGCGGTTTTGCACTGAGAGCGAGTAATCAATGAAGCTCTCCACGTCCGATTCAAAACCCTGCTGAAGCCGGTCGGCCACCAGATGCTTTTCAAACGTTCTGAACAGTACCTCCTCTTTTGTCATCCATGCCATCAGGGTGCCGTCTGCATCGTGCTCGGCATCGACTTCACCAACCTGTTGTCTGGCGAAGGCAGAGAAGACTTTGGTCGTGGGAAACCTGTCTCCAAACTTGTGGATCATTTGATCCAGTGCCGGCTCCTGCTCAACTTCAACTTCGATCCCCAAACTTTCCAGAATCAGATTCCTGGCAAATCCCAGCCGATCCTGCTCCAGCTCAACTTCTTCCCGAAGTGAGATGCCCGGATGTTCGAGGGGCCCAATGCCAAACAGCCACAGCATCTGGTTGGCAATGGTAGAGCCGCCCTCCGCGATAATGACCAGAAGTGACCGGTCTTGCAGCAGGGCGATGATCAGCACATCACCTGGCGCCGCACAGTCCACAACTTGAGAGTTGGGAAAATAGAGACGCCATTCCGGTCCACGGTGATCAACATGTTTTCGAGAGTCGTACCAGCTCATGATTGCGGAATCCATGACTGGCTCCGGGTCAAAGTCGCTGAGATAAATGAGGCGTGCAGGGTAGGGAACGGTTTCGTCGGGAGTTCCCAGGAGTGTCCTGAGTTGCAGTCCACCGTTGAATTCATGCTGATTCGAAATGTGCCGGTTTACTTCCACAGCGGTCAGGGTTTTAGCAGCAACACCGACAAAGTAGTCAGCCAGCATTCCGCGCTTCATGTAACTCTCCCCGAATCTCAATCTGCCGATCGTGACTGTCTCGAATCCAGTCTTCGAGCCGGTCGGCCAAATCTGCCTCGTTCAGCCGCTCGCGGCCTTTCAGTGAGCATTCCCAGACCACAGCCACTCGCCAGTCCAATGCCAGTAACGCTTCGCGTGCCCGCTGGTCGTTGGCCTTGTTACGTTCAATTTTGGATTTCCACCAGTCTACACGGGTGCCGGGCCACTTGAACAAGCTGCAATCGTGACCATGCCAGAAGCAGCCATTGACCAGTACGACCGTCCGGTATCGGGGCAGGGCAATGTCAGGCTTGCCTGGCAGTTTTGTGTCATGCAGTCGGAACCGGAAACCGCGTCGATGAAGCAGGGTTCGGATAATCAGCTCTGGTTTGGTGTTTTTGGAGCGGATACCGGACATCATGCGACTGCGCACAGCCGCATTCACAACATCCGGCATGGGTCAGACGGCGATTGGGAGCGCGGGTTGTCCTGCCGCCAATGCCCGGTCGAGCATTTGCCGGGAAATCAAATGCGGTCGCATGGCTTCAGCTACTGCTGCCATGACTGGAACAACCACGCTGTTTCCAAACTGGCGATAGGCCTGTGTGTCTGAGACGGGGATCTTGAAGGTATCCGGAAAGCCCATCAGGCGGGCACACTCACGGGGTGTAAGTCTGCGCGGATTGTGCCCTGGCCCGCGGGAAACAAGAATTTCTGATCCATCCTTGTAGTAACGGGCAGACAGGGTACGGGCGACTGAGTCAGGTGTGACCAATCCATATCCAAATCCATTCCCGGCAGCGCGGTGCTTGGCTGCATAGTCTTGGAGGTATCGCCACAGCTTGTTGCTCAACGTGTACTTGCTGTGTACCTGAGCTGAAGGGCCAAATGTGTACGGTGGCTCAGCTGACTCAGTCCCATCTTCGGGGTGGAGGATTGACTTCAGCACCGGCACAGAATCAGGAATTCTGACCGTGTCCCAGTCAAAAGCCGTCTTCTCCCGAAATCCGACAATAAGAATGCGCTCCCGATGCTGTGGAACAAAGGCACCGCCGTCGATCACCTTGTAATGCACGTCATACCCAAGCTCTTCGGTGAGCGTCTGGAGAATCACCCTGAAGGTATTGCCCTTGTCATGGCTAATTAAGTTCTTGACATTTTCAAGCAGAAAGGCGCGGGGACGCTTGTCAGCAATGATCCGTTGCACGTCGAAGAAGAGCGTTCCCTGTGTGGTGCACTCAAAACCATGCGGACGACCCAGAGCATTCTTCTTTGACACACCAGCAATACTGAACGGCTGACAGGGAAATCCCGCCAGCAGGACGTCATGGTCTGGTATGTCTCTGGAAGCGTAGGGCACGATGTCACCAATGAACGGGTGATCGGAGCCAAAATTCTCGATGTACGTTTTCTTGGCCCAGTCATTCCATTCGCTGGTAAATACACATGCCCCACCTGCGGACTCGAATCCCAGTCTGATTCCGCCAATTCCGGCAAACAGGTCGATGAAGGTGAAGGCGCTTTCGGAGCTATGGAAGCCGGAGAGGGCTGCCGGAACTGTCACGAGCTCTCTCAACGCTGCCTTGGCGATGGACGGGCACACAGTCTCCTGTCGTTCCCAGCGGGCGACAGTTTTTTGGCTGACACCCAATCGCTCTGCCAGTGCTTTTTGGGAATAGCGCTGCCGGGCCTGCGTCAGCAAATCGTATGCATTGTCGTCCATCGCTGCCTCCCCGAAGCTGCCCCGCCATGGGGAAATATTGAGGACATTTTGGCCTTTGACGTTCCCAGTGTCAAGGGCGTATTTTGCAAGGGGGCACGATTAAGCGAATTCGTCCAAACAGCGTGGAAATAGCACCGCGTTCCGCCGTGTCATGCGGTGTGTGGAATCAGGCCAGCTTGACATAGAGCACTTGGTCAACGTCCCATGTCTGGATCTTGACGCCATTGGTCTTGGCAGCCCTGGACAGATTGGCTCTTAGGCCTCGGATGGTTTGGCCTTCGTCGGGCTCAATCCGCGCAACGCTCCCCTTCTTCAGCTGACTGACGATCGATTGAGCTTCGGCTTGAGACTTGCTGACTTTTCCTGGCGCCTGAGGTGCTTCCTTTTCTGAGATGATCGTGTACGAAAGTGCCACCTGTTACTCCTGTCACGAAAAATCAAACGCTTGAGAAAAAAGAGCCTGGGGTAACGTACCACGCAGGCTCTATGAAAATGGGTGACTGCGCTCAACCGATCGGAATTGAGTATCTAGTTCACCCGTCTTGCTAGCAGTGGAGCCCAAGCTGGCGTTCGCCAACAACCATTCCAGCGTTACTAGCGTCTCTTTCTGCGATACCGCCTAAACGGCGTCAGCTCGCATTGCGAGGTCGCGGCGGCTGGCGGGATACGGCGTGGCGGGTCTTCGTGCCGCTGCCGCAATATCTCGAAGTCCAGCGCTACCAGCTCCTGGCCGGTCACCAGGTTGCGTATCCGCTTGAATGGGATGCCCTCCCTGGTTTTCCCGCTCTCGACGCACTTCCAGCGGACCATTGAGCACCCCCAGCACTTGCTTGACCAGCCTGGAGACGATCTCCAGATCTCCCTTCAGTTCTCCCTCTTCGACGCGGTAGGACAACAGGTAGTCCCGGCTGCCGGCGTTGGTGACGCCAAAGCGTTGGCAGACGACGTAGCTGACGGTCTCAGCGTGCCTTTCCTGTACTTTGTGTTGGCCGCCGTAATGACCCGCCATCAGATGACAGAGTTCATGCACCAAAACCGCTACCTTCTGCGCCTCGTTGAGCTGGGCGTTGATCTTGATGCTCGACTTACCGATCGCTACGCCATAGGCTCGGCCCAAGGGATGCTCGGACACTTGGAAGCCATACTTGCGTACCGCTGCCAGGAAGCCCGTGTAGAGTTCCGGCCAGTCGACCTCGCCATAGGGATCTTCCAATTCCCTGGGCACACCGAGGGTGTAGTACTCCGCCGTCTGAGTGATATCCCAGACATAGGTTGGGAAGAAGCCGATCAGCTTCTTGCCCAGGATCTCGCCCGTCACCTTGTCGGCGTCATTGACCAGCCACGGGGCGCGAATGGCAATCCCCCGCTCGCTGACCTTGATGTGGTAGCCCAGGGCTTCGAGCCGCTTGCGTCCAGCCACGGCGGTGGCGTTTGGGTTTTGCCACCGGATCAGCCGCTGGTTGCCATAGGAGTACTGGTAGAACTTGCTCCAGAAATCCATAGCTTCCAGAAACACATCGGTGTGCCCCTGGCGCATTTGCTCTTCGAGTCTGGCGATGTCCTGATCCAGGTACTCGGTGATTTCCTCCAGCTTGCGCTGGGCACGATCACTCTTGAGCCTTGGTTGTGTCGCAACCACTGTCTTTCTCCCTACTGTGAGCTATGCAGAAAAGGGTCTGCACACCTGTCAGTAGGAAGCCAGCTAGGTTGTTTCGCTCCTAGAGTCCACCAGTCTTGTTCAGCTCCAACCAGAGCAAGGCCGCTGCCTCGACTGGGTTTTCATCAATGGGGCCATCAACTGACCCGAAGCCAATTTCGTATCCCACCTGATCACGGATAAGTCCCTTAGTGAGTTGGAGGTGGTCATTGGAGGCATCTCGAACCGGCAACAGCTCCATAATTTCAGTCAGGAGGGGGGCGGCTACAGAAAGGCTATCACCGGAATCGCTGGTGACTCCGTAGTCAGTAACGTCCCACTGACCAGGGATATCCTCGTTCCAGTGAAAGAGTGTCTCTTGCGGAAACCCAGCCTTTTTCAGCTTCTGGCAGGTTTCTAAAGGTGGTACGTGGTTAGTCATAAAATAATTGGCGGGTTTCTGGCCCCGCCGTGCCATTACTATTTCAACCGTTTGGTTGAAATGGTCAAATTCTGTCCTCGACATCCACCTGATCCATGATACTGATGCCGATACCTAAATCCTGACTCACCAGGCTGACCACCTCGTTCAACCGATCATCCGCATCTTCGAGGCAGTTGGCCTCGATGCTGATATCAGCGGTGAACACATAGACCTGGGTGCGCTCCTCGGCATCACGGTTCAGCTCTGCCAGGATCTCTCGATCTCCGTCCGTTAAGATCTTCGGTGCCATCTCAGCTCCACTCGCTCCAGGCCAGAACATCCGGCCTCGATGGAATGGGACTAACCTTTTAACTCCGAAGCTATGCGATATACCTTTCTGGCCTCGTCAACTGAGCGCATCTCAGCACTGTGATATTGGTATCCCAGACGATGGCTGATATAGGCGTACTGGTAGAACTTGCTCCAGAAATCCATGGCTTCCAAGAAGGCTTCGGTGTGCCCCTGACGCATCTGCTCTTCTAGTGAGGCGATGTCCTGCTCCAGGTACGCTGTGATCTCCTCCAGCTTGCGCTGGCTCCGGTCTGACTTGAGCCTCGGTTGTGTCGCAACCAATGCCTTTCCCTTTCGTTAGCGACCCCCGACCCGATGTCAGAAGTCCCTTCCGTCAGGGAAGCAGCTGTGGTGGCTGGCTTATAGAGTCCGTCAGACTTTCGGCAATGGCTTCGACCACATTGACCGTCACAGCATTACCCAAAGCCTTGTATCGCCTAGTGTCTGACATCGACCCATTACTACCTTGAGCTGTCCAGCCGTCGGGGAAGCCTTGGAGTCGTTCACATTCGGTAGGAGTCAGGCGCCGGATTAGGTCTACTAGCTGGTAATTTCTGCTTGCTCCAGATCTAATGGCAGCAGAGGTGTCTCTGGCTGTGACGTTGCCTCCCATGTTCTGGTGATACACCATCGGCTCATGACCATGGCTCTGAGCCTTGAGGGTTGGAGCTTGATCCATCACATCAGGAGACTTGTCTCGGTGGCCGTAGTGGGTCAGAATCTTGGGGATAGCAGCACCGCCCGCTTGTGCACCAGGGCTGATTGTGGGACTGATGCCCTCGTCTTCATAGATTCGGTGATCTTGAGCGGCACCAGGATTGATTTGAAGGATGTTATACCGGCCCTGTACCTCTTGAGATGACAGGGTAGGGCTTATGCCGCTGGGGTCGAACACTCGGGCTGGTTGCTTATGTCCTCGACTGAGGTGCGCTTGGTCTTCCCAGCGGGGTGTACCGATCGATCCGACATATTCTTGACCAACTTGGCTGTTGCTTCCGGCGAGAGGAAATACTTGGGGTCGGGGTTCTCCTCTAAGATGTCCGATAATGAACACCCGTTCCCGATTTTGTGGGACACCGAAATCCTTGCTGTTAAGCACTTGCCATTGGAGGTCATACCCCAGGCCATCAAGCGTTTCGATGATGATGTGGAAGGTTTGCCCGCCGTCGTGGCTGAGGAGTCCTTTGACGTTCTCAAGGACAAAACAACGGGGCCGTCTTTGATCGAGAATCCGTGCGATGTCAAAAAAGAGCGTACCCCTGGTATCGAGAAATCCCAGTCGCTTTCCGGCAACAGAGAAGGCTTGGCAGGGGAATCCTCCGACAAGACAGTCGAACTCAGGAAGCTCGTCTGCTCCAACGGTGGTGATGTCTCGTCTGTCGATGGTGTGTTCAAAGTGGTAGTCATAAATATCAGCGGCGTAGCTATCCCATTCATTCGCATAGACAACCTCATGCCCTAGACGGGTGAACGCCAGATCAAATCCTCCAATACCAGCAAATAAGCTTGCAATCCTCATACACCTCCACTAAAAGCCAATTAGGTTGGCAGGTCCAGAGTCTCCCAGACCTGCCTTGATTTAATACGTCGCCATTCTCATCGCCTGGTCATAGCAGTCCGCTACGTCCTCCTCCCACTCCATCGTTCGGTAGAAGGCGTCATCCTGTTCCCAGGCTCTCAGCTCCTCCTCGGTTGGTTGGCAATCTCGCTCGATTTCAGCCAGGATCTCTCGCTCTCCATCGGTGAGTTGTCTCATTCGACCGTCGCCTTGGTGTGGGCGTCGAACTCCGGCTTCGGCGGGAGCTGTCCGAGTGGATGGCTCAGGAACCTCAGAAGGCGTCTCAGTCGTTTCATCTCGGAACCTCCAGAACTGGTTGACCTTTGACGATGGTGGCCTCTGAGGTGTACTCCAGGCCCGTGACGCTATATCCACCAACAACCAATGCCAGCGGAATGTATTTGCCCAGCTTGGCGGTATCCTCGATGAGCGATGGCAGAAGCCGCTGCTCAAGTTGGATTTCCAAAAAGGGCTGGCTCAGCTCCGTCTCGCCTTTGAGTAGGCGAAACTCCACCCCGACTTTCACTTGTGCTCTCTGCCGTTCTAGGAGGGGGTTGTGGCCTCCCGCCTGCCGCTGGCACGTTTCTAGTGGAACTCCGTGTGGGGCAGGGGGCAAGCAACAAACACTCCGCCCACAGAGCGATCAGTGGGAGTCAATCGCTCTGGAGCGCTCGTAGTCGCTCCAGCATTTCTGCTGAAGGCGGAACGTTCGTTGTGGGTTGTCAGGGTGCTATTTACGCGCGAGCCGGGGGGCGGCGCCAATTGATTCCAACTTGGTCGTGATGCGTCCTATCGAAACAAGCGACCCTCAGCGTGGGCGTGGAACCTTACCCTTGTCCGGCTCGAACTGAAGCCCCTTGGTGGGGAGGCGCCAATTCCAACCGGCTCGTTGAGAATGCAGGTATCTATCAGCTCCACCAGATCCCCAGCGAGAATCTCTAACCGATCCTTGGACTCTTGCTCATTCATTCTACACCCGCCTGTTTCTCTAACTCCTGTATGGTAATTGCTACATTCTCCGCCAACAGGTCAACATCGAGTGTTTCCCCATCCATATCACAGGAGTCTTGCCAGACCTTATTGAACGCTTCTACCTGAACCTGAATGTCGTGTTTCTTGAGTTCTTCTGGGGTCATGTTTGTTCCTCCTGCTCCGGCTGACCGAAGGCTTTGCGGATGTCCGCTATACGGTCATCTAATGAGGGAATCAAAATAAAGTCCCTGGAAGATCCAGGTGGCAGGAACTTCAGGTAATCTTCTTTGAGCTGGGTCAACTCATCGACTCGTGCCTGTTGCTTAGCCTGCTCGATCAGCTCTCGGAGTTGGGCTTTGGCTTGGTCAAAGGTGAAATCCCGGTCTGGATCGAACTTCAATCCGTTAGCGGTCCAATAGGTCAGTTTGCTCAAGATTTCGTCAATCGTCTTAGGGTTTTCCATTATCCTCCGTTTCTATCAAGACCGGATTGATTGCTTGACCATTCCTGATGTCATATTGATAAATAAGTGGCTTCAAAGTGTGCCAGCCTGGGGCGAGTGCTGCCCGAGTAGTCTCTAATTCAGCTGATCGAGCTTCATCGAGTGTCCAGTGCTTGCTGACAGCGGCTCCGCTGATTGGATCGTGATTCACATAAAGGTGCTTCATTTTTCCTCCCTATACTGGTCATCTGGCTCTTGCTCCCAGCAATGCTCGTGGTAGGTATGATCACCATCTGCATCCACTTGGTAGGCATTGGGATGTTCTGGGTGGGCTTCGATCATTTCACCACAGGCGGCACACTCAACTGGTTCAGCTAGTCGGATGAACTCGGCCATTACTTAACCTCCTTCACCTGCACGTAGCTGGTGGTTACTTCTTCGACTCCGGCCAGTGGCTGGGTCTTGTACTCCCGCTTGACGGCGTAGGTGTCCAGCTTCAGACACTTGTCTAGCGTCTTGCGCTCACGTAGGGCGGCTACAACCGCTTCCTCATCGGTGATCTTCAAATCGGTTCGCTCAACCAGCGTTGCAACCGTATTGCTGTCTTCATCGATCTGAGTCTTGATACCCCGACTCTTCATCGACTGCTCAAGTGTTGCCCGTAGCTCGGTCTCTTCCAATTGGAGAGGTGCCAGCTTTTCGGCATACTCAGTATTCAGCGCTTCGATGGCTGTCGTTACTTTGGCTAATTCGCTTAATGTGGATTGACTCTTAATTGTCATAAATGATTACCTCCTATAACTATTAAAACAAACAATCATGTTCAAGTCAATATAGATGGTTTACCTGAGTTGATGCTCTAAATCGTGGATCAGTGCGCTTGCTTCTCTTTGCGTTAGGTGATGATGCTGGTATTTCCAGATGACTCCATGTGTTCGTGCGTTGATCTTGCGGTTGTGCTTGAGCTTTTCCTCATCAGGTGCTCTGCTCGCTTGTAAGTGTTTGATGATAGCGGCTTGCCGTTTGGCGTCTTCCATGATGTAGTTGACATTAATTTCTCCGTGCATGGTTACCTCCTTCGTTGGGGGGCTGCCTGCCCCTGATTACTTGCTCCTTGGTGCAAGTGAGTGCAAGAGCAGTAGCGCAGCGACTCTTGCGCCACTTGCGACAATGGGAGCAATCAGGGGATAGCTGTCCCTTGGATGTGTGCTGACTGATATGGGCAGGAGGCGCCGTAGCGATGTGACGCGGCTTTGCCGGGTCAGCTCGCAAGGCGCCTTAGTAAGCGGTGGGCTTTACGAAGTCTCTCTCCTGACTTCGTTACCGCTTGGGTTTGCGGTCGCCAACCTGCTGGCGCTGCTTGAGCGATGCGATCTGCTCAGCTACCTCGCCTGGGTAGTCCTCAGAGCCCGTTGTTACTCGCAGCTGCTGTACCAGTTCGGCTGCTGCCTTGTTCTCTGGGAAGAGCCCTTCCATCAGCTGGGCAACGACTAGTATCCCGAGTCGGTTGAGCTTGACCTGCATCGACGTGTTGCTGAGTTGCTGTAACAGCTCGGCATTGGTGGCTGGCCGGCAGTCCTCGTTGGCCATAACCCGGCGTAGCAGTTCGCGGATGTGCTGGCGGTAGAGTGGATCTGACACCATCCCCGCTGGGCGCCGTAACAGGATGAACGAATCCCAGATGGCTTGAGCGTGGTCTGGGTAGGCTGCCTGGTATTGAGCGATTTCGTCCTCGGCGAGCTTCATGTCGTCGAAGACGGTTTGTAGGCCGCTTAGGCCAGTGAGTGCTTCTACCTGATTGATCAGTGTAGGCATGCATTGCTTCACCTCCAGTTCTGGCAGTGATCTGCCATCACCTCATGGCCACATGAGGTCAAGCCCTTTAGCGGCTTGAGCCATGTGAGCACAATGAGGAGAGCAGGACGCTGCTTCCCCTCGGGAGCGAGCCTTCCTGGAAGGTTGAGGGCTGGCTTTGCCAGTCCGGGCGGGTTATGGGTGTCCCAGCCTGTTAGGCCGGGTTCCACTGTGGTTGGAAGTGAAGGGGTAGCTTTGCTGCCCCGTTGTACCCCGGTTGGGTAGACCAGGTTTATGGGTGGCCGGCAGCGGTTATCGGGAGCCGGCCCGATGCGCCAGCATCATCGAATGCAGTTCGTTTGACTGACTCGTCAGTTTGGAGATTTCTCTTAGATAGTTCGCTAAATCGGACCTTTGACAACGAAGTTTGACAACCCCAGCGACAGCTAGGAGGCCAGCTTGGCGCGAATCGTGCGCGGTTTGGCGGTCGCCACCAGAAACTCGTAGTCGAAAAACTCGGTCGGATTGGCCAGCATATCGATAGTGCCGAACCAGAAATTGGATCGGCCACCCACTCGCTCGTCCTGGGTTTCGGTTCGCAGACTTTCGGCCCGTGCCCAGGTGGTGCAGAAGGTGAAGACAATCGGCTGAGTCGGAAACTGGCCGCGCTGGTGCATCAGCTCGATGTAGCGGGGCACCTTCTTGACGAAGGCCGCAGGCGAGAGGCCTTTGACCTTGCTGGTGCGCTCGACCTCGATCAAGGCACAGAGTTCTGTGTAGCCATCCGTCAGGTGGATATATCCGTCAGGCAGCAGGCCAGTCCATTCCGACCGAATCCAGTCTTCGTCCTTGAAGTCGGCCACATCCAGGCCAGCAAAGTAGCCAGCCGCTTCAAAGGCAATCAAGGCATCATGGGTGGCGATGTAGTGGGGAGCGAAGTAGGGACTGCGCTGGTGAGAGAGCTTGCGAATGACGCCAGCTATTTCCTCTGAATCCCAATAATCCCGCAGAACCTTGGCCCCAGCTTTGGTCAGTTTCTTGGTTGCGAACCTGCCAACCTGTTCGGTAATGATGAGCCCCATATGCTCCAAGGGGGTAACACAGTTGCGGTAGCAATCGCGCAGCGCATGGTCACGACTCCGCGGCTGGCCGCCGAGCGGAGCGGGTAGACCCTCGAATAAAAGTCGGGCGATCTGGGCCGTCGTCAGCCTGCCGTACAGGTTCAGCGCTGCCAGCGTTTCGATTGGGTTTTCCAGTTGATCCAAGGACTTCATATGTAGCTATTTTCTCACGCAAGATAGTCTCCGCAGTCAAGCCCGGTCGTTGACGTTCGACCGCTCGTGCTAGCTGCGTTGGGTCGGCTTCGACCAACCAGTCATTTAGACCAATCTTGGCGAAGGGGGCAGGGTCTAGCAGACCTGGGACTTCATCGTGCATCGACAGCACCGCCTCATATTTTTTGAGGCTCCTGATGAGCTCGATGACCTCTGGGTCGATGATGTCCTTGGAAGCTTTGATATCGGCGGCGGTCATCTTGAGAAAGAATGAAATGGGAATACCCGTAGTGGAGTTGGCGACCGTATTTTTCTTGCCGCTGGTGACTTCGAGCTGTCCCAAATTTTGATGGGCCATCATCGGGTAGACCCCGGATACCTGGCCTTGATCAAGCATGGCCGAGAAGTTGGCACCAGCGTATTTATGGAACTCGTCGCAGACCAGTCGGATCGTCCGCATGCCGGGCTGGTGACGCCGGGAAAAGAGGTAGTTCATGGCAATGGCCAGAATTAGCGAAGCGTAGTCTTCGCGCTGATCCCACACGATGTCGGTAGCGCAATCCACCACCACCAGCTTGCCGTCCTCCAGCCACTCTTCCAAGTGGATTGAGGTCTTGTTGATGAGCAGGTATTTGAGCGATTCAGGAGCCAGCATGTTGAACAGCCGGTTCATCACCGAGTTGACTTCAGAGGTTCGGGCAGAGGCTGGATGGTCTTTGGACTCGAAGCGATCCCATTCTTTGACCAGCTCTTGGTTCATGTGCAGCCGGCCTGAGCGGTAGGGCTCCAAAAACCGCAGTCGATAGACCGGCTCGGTCAGGATCATCCGCACTTTGACCATGTTGGGATCGTCGTCATACATGATGGTCCGCAGAGCCAGATTGAGGAACCGCCGAAACTGCTGCATGACCTCCAAATCGGCTTCCGCCAGCCGCTCGAACATCGCCAGGGCGTTGACGACGATGTTCTCCACGCTGACCCGATCCCGGTCATGAATCTCTATCGGGTTAAGGCCCCAGTGGTACATCCGGCCATCAAAGACATTCTTGCCCAGGCGGATATAGATTAGGCGATCCGGGTCGGCGCGGGCCGCAATGTCCTCGGCCAGCAGGCCGTCCTTGACATCAATGACTAGCACGCCTTCATCGGCAGCGTTGAGCTGGAGGGCGAGGTTGCCGAGCAGCACCGATTTGCCATGGCGCGGCAGGCCCAGCACCATCACCGGGCAGCGCATTTCGTCCTGCTCAAGCTCCAGCTCGATGCCGGTTTCGTACTGCCCAACGGTAATCATTTTCGTTTGCGTAGCCGCTCCAGCAGCAGGGACATGTTCTGATTCTTCGCACGGGAATCCAACTTCCCACCCATGGCTTTTTCCAAGAGCCGTTGCGTCTCTTCCAATTCTCTGGCCAGGTCCTCGTAGGACTTCTCCTGCGGGGCGATCAATTCGGCCTGCAGCCGCAGGATTTTCTCCTCCTGAATTCGATTGAGTGCCGCCTCAGAAGCATCGTGCTTCCGGATCTGTTCTTTCTCCTTGGCGTCCAATGCCAGGCCAAGGACATCCCGCAGGAAGGTCAGCTGTGCCGTCGTCAGCAGTCCCTGCAGGCGTAAGAATTCGATCTGGTAGTTGCTCATCGACTGCAAAGTCTGGATCTGGGTCTGTTGCCAGGCTTGAATCGTCGCGAGATTCTCCGCCTTGCGGGTGTCCTCTTTGGAAAGCTTGAGCAGTCGATTGGTTTCCATGTTGTGCATATAGCGCTCTCGGAAGAAACCACCGGGACCGAACATCCCTCGCTGGATGGCAGCACCAAGGACCACCGCGCCAATCATGACCACAAGTACAAAAGCAGCGATGAGGTCATCCACGTTCGGCCTCGCTTTGTTTCATCAGATCGTGATAGTCGATGGGGTTCTCCGGTTCAGGAGACAGGTCAATGATTTCATCCACCACGCTCTTTTTGTGTTCGACCACTCGGTGCCATTGCACCTCTCGGACGACGACATAGGCGTACCGTAAGGCAATGACTTTCGCAGACTCGATCAAAATCCAGCTGCCAATCACAACCATGACGACCGTAATCACATATTTAGACCACTGGGGTCGATCCGCACTCCACACGATAAGCGTCGCCACTGTCAACGCGGCCATGCATAACAGCGCCACTGCAAGCGTTTTGCGATGCTCCCAGGTCGCCTCATCTAGCGCGTCTTGCAGGTAGTCCAGGCGCTCCATACCGGAAATCGGGTCCCGCTCCACAGGCAGTCCTCCCTATAGGAATAGTTTGTTGGTTTGGAACGGCAGTATATCTGAAGTAAAAGATGTCGAAGGTGTATTGACGCGAAAGTTTGACAACTCATTGACGTAATAGAATGAAGCTGCCAGTTGGCGGGCACGACCCCCGCAACGCCACCGTCGCTCAGCGCGTTCCGGCATCACTAGCGTTGACACGCCTCTTGTTCCCCGTATGGTGCAAGAGCAGGACTTATGTTCTTTTGTGGCCACATTGAACCAATGTCTACGGGGCAGGCCTGGGAGATACAACCAGGAACAGAACCTTCAACCCGTGGCAGGGGGTCCAAATTACCTCGCCAGCTGGCCCAAGGGGTATCATGCGCGTGGGTACAGGCTTTGTCATGTTGGCGGGTTCAAAGTCTACCTTTGGCGAGGCTCAGAGTTCTGGTCTGAGTAACAGGAAGACGTGCAAATAGATTCGCTACAACCCTAACCAACATGCTCGTGCACCAGAAGTTGTCACCACTCTCCGAGCTTAGCGGCGTTGACGCTGCGTACATTCGGAAGCTGTTGAGCGGCGAGAAACATCGTCCGTCACCGGAAACGGTAGTGAAGCTGTGGATCGGTCTGATTATGGACCCTGTGTTGGTCGAGGCAGATCCCACCTTCGTTCACGGACTCGATGCGCTGCTCCGGGCTTGCGCGATGACAGCAACCTCCTTCAAGGTCATGGCCGACGCGGCCTAGTCATTTCGACTTTTTTCCTGCTTTGTAAGTCCATGGGCCTGTACCCGCCCAATAAAAAAGGCCCCGAAGGGCCTGTGCTATCCAGCTCGTTTTGTTGAATATCGTTGCCGTCGCCGTTGCAGCTCGTCCGGTTGATCTTTGATGACCGAGACGAACGGTGATGCAGCGTCATGGGCGGCCAGTAGGTCTTCGTCCGTCAGGTTGACGTAACGCCGGGTCGTGCTATAGTCCTCATGCCCGAGCAGCATCGACAGATGATCCCCAGTCGTTCCCTTGCGAACCATCTCAGTGGCAAACTGATGCCTGAGCAGGTGCGGGTGAAAATGCTCCAGTCCCGTCTCGTCCTTGATTCTGCGGAAGGTGGTTCTGATCCCTGCCGAGGAAAGGTGGAACAGCGGCTCGTCATCAATTCCCCTGATGGAGAGGAACTCCCGAAGGTACTCTCTGACCCGTGGCGAGAAGAATACTCTGCGCTCCTTGTTGCCCTTGCCAATGACCGTCAGGCGTCTGGCTTCCAGGTTGAGACTGCGAAGCGTCAGAGATGCCGCCTCCTCTCTGCGGATACCCGTATCGAGCATCAAGGCCACCATCGCCCGGTTGCGGATCGAGCGAGTGGAGTTGCCAGTCAGGTAGGCGCTTGACCACATCCGCTCAACTTCCGTCTCATCCAATACCCTAAACAGCCGCTTCGGCATGGTCGGCATCGGACAGAACACTTCCTTTTGAAGATACTCGTTGCGGTAGAGCCATTTAGTGAAGGCTCGCATATCCCGCAGGTGGCAGTGAATCCCGACTTCGCTCCGGACGGTTGAGCCATGCTGGGGCTTGATCGGCAGATCCCGAAGCCAGATGGTGAAGGCTTCCATGGTCGCCGTGGTAATGACCGAAGCGTCTGAGGGAAGGCCTGTCTCCTCGACAAACCTGCGGAAATAGGCAAAGGTGAAGCCGTATCGGTCTTTGGTTCCCTTGGCTCGATTCTTGGAGAGCTGAAACCGCTGGTAGGCTTCGATCAGGTCGTCTAAGGTGTTACTGTCCAT